TACTGAAATTATATCTGAGAGTGCAGGAACCAGACTGAAAGACATAGCAAAAATTGCCACCAATATGCAGGATGCTGACTTTTGGTTAATCCGTAAAGGTAGTGATAAGACTGTAGGTAAGCCTGTTAAAGAATTTGATCCTTCAAGGATTGGAGTTAAAGTTGTAAAAACTGATGTTCTTGACCCAAACTATCTGTATTACGCAATGATGAATTTACACAACCAAGGACATTTTGCTCGTATAGCAAATGGAACAACCAATTTAGTTAATATTACTGTAGCTGATATTGCTAATATTCCACTTGGGCAACAAAACGAATCATTAAATGAATTTGCTCCTAGTAATGGTGATGACCATGAGCCAGATGAAGAAGAAATTCTAAAACAACTGGCTGCTCAATGGTGGCATGGAACAGAACAACAAATGGCAAAAGCACAAAAAACATTAGCTTCAATGGGTTGGGATATCGGTCAAGATGAATCAGGTGATGAAGATGCGGGAGTATTTGTTATTAGAATAGGTGATGAGAACGGAGATAGTTACATTGCGTTTAATCATAGCGATTTAGAATTGAATGAAGGTGAGACTTGGTCAAAGCATAACAACCCAAGAGTAGGTGGTATGAGTAAAAAGTCTGTAAGTAGCTATCGCCGTAGTCATCCCGGTAGCAAGATTCAAACAGCAGTTACTACTAAACCTAGCAAACTTAAAAAGGGCAGTAAAGCCGCTAAACGCCGTAAATCATTCTGTGCTAGAATGAAGGGCATGAAGAAAAGTAGAACTAGTGCTAAAACAGCAAGAGATCCAAATAGTAACATTAACAAGAGTTTACGTAGATGGAATTGTGAATCTATTGAGCAGATGGAAGAATTATTAATGCTTGCCGAACAAATGGTAGCAAAGGCTAGAAAAGAAATATTATGAACTTTACAGAATTATTTGAGGGTGCAACGCCCAAATTACCGGGTGCGGTTGGCGGCATCAAAGTTATGAGTATGGATCAATTCCTTGCTCAATCGGGTGATGAACCGGAAGAACAAATAGATGAAATGTCTTCCGAAGAATTAGATAAAATGTCCCCTGAAGAATTAGCACAGTTTACACATAAGGCTAGAACTGATAAATCTAAAATAGATCCTAAGACAATTGATCAGGCTTATGGTAAAAGTATTTCCATAATGTTCCCTGATAGTAATAAACAGAGTAAACAATCTACAAATCATAAACAACAAAGTGTGTTGGAGGGTGAAGTATCATTACATCCTAGATTCAGTGAAGTTAAAAAACTTATGTGGACTTATTATAAATCACTAGGAAACGATTTTTGGGCTTGGTTTAATGAGCCGGGTAACAAAGAATTTTTTGCTAAACGAGCAGGTGTACCACCTGAGGTTGCATATGCTATAGTTAACCAGACAGACTGGGGACAGCACCCAAAAAATAATGATGATTGGGATGATGATTGGGATGACAAAAAAGTATCCGAAGCAACCAAACTACCAGCACAAACACGTGAACTAAAAGGTCAAGAACTAGACGATTACTTAGATAGAATTCGTAATCGTGAAAAGGGTAAAACAGACAAATATAAACTACCTTACATCCATCGCTCAAGTGTAGTAAAATACTACAATGAAGAAGGTAAGAAATACGACACAGACCAAATTAAAACAGCATTGGGTGTTCGTCCAAAGAAACTTCTTAAACAAAATGAGAAAATGAAGCATAGTAACGGTGAACTAGAGCAATTCTTTAATATTGGTTTTGCCGCATTAGTTGGTATAGCACTAGATGAAGGCACAAACGAACTAATAGTAGTTAATACATGTCCGGGTGCTGGTTCATGTAAAATAGAGTGTTTCGCTATGAAGGGCGGTAAGGTTCAATTTGAAGGTCCTTGGTTAAGTGACGGAAGAATACTAACTTTCTTATTGAACGATCCAGATGGTTTCTTCAATCAATTAAGTAATGAAATTACAAAAGAAGAAAAACTGGCACAAAAAGGTGGTTATAATCTAACTATACGTTGGCATGATGCTGGTGATTTCTTTAGTCCAGAATATCAAGACCTAGCATTTAAATTAGCTGCCGCTCACCCTGATGTTAAGTTCTATGCTTATACAAAGATAGCAGATGCGGCATTAGGTCAAAAGCCAAATAACTTCATTATTAACTGGAGTGAAGGTGCAAGTACTAGCCAAGAGAAACAAGTTAAAGCACAGGATGCTAACTTAGATAAAACTAAGAATAGTCGTATTGTTCCAAGTAAATTGTTCTATGACTTATTAAAGAAAGATAAGGATGGGAAGTTAGATAAAACTGCTGATGGTGCATGGCAACCACGTGATGCTGCCGCATTAGAAGAATTAAAAGATAGATTAGCGGCAGCATATAATTTAAAACGTGATAGCATCATTGATTACAATGAGATGATGGCTACTCCACAAAAGAATAATATACAGAAATGGAATGTTATTATTGCTCCGGGTGAAGGTGATATCAGTGCTAATAGACAAGATGTATTGTCAACCTTATTATTGAAGCATTAACATGAGAGCAAATGAGTTTATTACTGAAATAACCCGCCGTGACTTACTTAGAGGTGCAGGTGCAGCCGCAATTGGCTCAGCAATGCCTGCCGCACAAGCAGGAGAGTTCCAAAGATGGGATAGTTGGAAAGACCCTAAAACTAATGATATGTGGGATAAACGCTGGAAGCGATTAAATGTACGTGTTGGACAGGTTTATAATAAACTTAGATCAATGTTAACACCTGAACAGCTTAAACAGATAGGTAAACTATCATATGAGGTAGGAGAACTTTGGTCGGCGGGTTCATACAAAGACGGTGTTATCAAAATAGACCTAAGTATTTTTTGGGATCTAAGTGATGATGCATTAGCATACACTATTGCACATGAAATGGGACATGCATTTTATAAGCACAATGGATATGCTAATCAGACCACCGCACAAAATAGAAAAAATGAATTATTAGCGGATGCATTTGGAGCAAAACTAGCATACAAGGCCGGATATGATCCTAATAAAGCATTTGGTTATATGACTAAAAAAGAAAAAATTGAGGATTTAGGTGATAAAACACATCCTGGATATAAAGAGCGTATCAACTACATTAAACAACAGACAGATATAACTGTAAGTCATATTAAACGAGGAGTAGACCTAATAGGTGTACCCATGAGTCAAATAGCACAAGCTTAAACTTTCAACAACTCTTCCATATAATATAGATTACGCATATAGGGTGATACATTAGCTAGTACACTAGATTCAATGTCACCCTTTCTTCTTGGGCCCACTTTAACTTCAAAATCAATATTGTTTACTTCTTTAAACATATTGACAATATCAATTACTGTTTTTCCGACACCGTGACCTAAACATTCTATACTATTACTGGGCTTTTCAATTGATTGTTTCAATGCGTCACATATTTCATTTACATGAACATAATCACGTACACATGTTCCATCACTTGTATTGTAATCATCTCCAAAAATTGTGAATTCTTTTGTAGTTCTGGCTTTTATTAGATTATACATCAATCCATCAGGATTAGTTGGTTCATAACCTTCACTTCCTATAACGTTATAGAATCTAAAGATAGTATAATCTTGTTTTTTGTGTTGTGTACAATATTCTTTAACAACATCTTCGGCGGCACGTTTACTGATACCATAAGCACTAGAACAATCTTGTGCCGCCCCTGTACTAGCAAAGATAAAGTTTTTAGTCTTTATCTTATTAATAACATTCATTGTCCCATTCAAATTAGTGATATAGTATTTGATAGGTATTTGTTCACTTTCACCTACACGTACTAATGCCGCTAAATGAATCACACTATCATATTCAATGTCGTTTGGAATAACAAATGGTCTATTGATATCACAACGATAAAATTCATTTAGTGGTGCTTGAGGTTCATCAATATCTAAGCCATGAACTTCATAATCATTAGCTAACATCTTAGATAGATGACTTCCGATATATCCTGAACATCCTGTAATTAAAACTTTTTTCATATTATTTACCAAACCATTCATCCACTTGTGGATCAAATCTTACCCAATCATATTCACTATATAAGTCACTTTCCACATTAGATATTTTATTTTCTATAATATCTTTGAATATTTCAGCTAATAATTTATTATTGGGAGCGTTTAAATGACAATGGCGTTTGTCATTGACACTTTGATTATGAATGACTTCTCGCATAGTGACGACTTTACCATATTGAATAACTGTTTCATTTATTGAAATTTCATCCATATTAAAAAATACAGGATAGTTAGTAGGAGTGCGATTCCAGATCTCTTTGCCAAAACAACATACATTTATTAGAAACTTATTACGCTCTTTGCATAATTTATTAACTGCTGTAAAAATACTTGAGGCTGTAAATTCTAAAAACTCATCAGTAAATAAATCACTATATACATCAATATATTTGGACATCTGTTGATTTTTATCAAAATTCTCATGTACCCTATAATTACTACCTAATAACTGATCAGGTAAACACGGCCAACGATAAGCAGAACTATAACAGAATATAATAACATCATGTTTATCTATATATTTTAACAGTTGGGTATACGAATACCATATTGAAGAACCACATACACCATAATATCCTGAATTCTTTGCCGACACTAATGTAGTCAATACTTCAGGCCAGGCAGTACCTGTTCTATATTCTTCTATGCCTACGTCCGAATAGCTATCACCAAAAAATGCAATTTTCATAAACCCTCAAATAATGATAGACCTTCTGTTTCTTCTTCTGGTTCAAAACTAGGGTCTTTTGTTAAATATGTATCGTCATCGGTATAGATAACTCTAAACTTATGCTTATTAGTTAATACACTACGCACATCATCAATACAAATAATACTACGGTTTAAATCATTAATATAATCTTGTAACCTTACTGTATTCTCGCTACAAATCTTTGCCGTATTACTATTAGATTGTTTAGGCTTAAAGTCTCTAAAACATTCTGCCCATTTATGATAAACACTGGCTTCTTGTTCCTGTGCGTGTTGTAGTGAACCTAAATTATACCATCTCTCTGCTTTTTCAAAAATATCGTATAACTCTTTTGCTTTACTTGCCATATCTTTCTTAGTACAAGTGTAAAAGAAATCTTTATTAAAGTTATTAGGCCAGCGTTGATTTTCTAATACAAGTGTGGGCATTTGAATATGTTGTTCATAAAAAGCCATTCCGTAACTCTCTACTGTACTTGGGTTAAAAGCAATTCTAGCACTTGTAATAAAATCTACTTTCTCTTTGCCAATAATACTTACACGAATTTCGTAGGGTACACCAATCTTTTGTAGTCGTTCTTCAAACTTTTTGGCACCATTAGCACTAGTCATTACTTTAGCGGGCAATTTTGTTTGTTCAATTAAATCTAAGAACAATTCAGGATTTTTACCTTCTTCCCATCGTCCAACAAATAATATACCTTCACGTGGCTTATGATGTTCTTTTAATAAATCTTTTTCTGTAATAGGAATAGGTAAATGATATGCTGTATTACTAATGTTTACTTGATTAAACTTACTTTGTGTACCCACATACACACCTGATGTTTCTAATTGTTGACGCATCATTTCGTTAGTGTTTAACAAGAAAGGATTCTTTGTATCTTTAAAAATTTGACTTTCTAAGTGTGTGTAAGCAATGATTTGAATACAATCTTCAAGCCCCATATTACTGGCCACTTGTACTGTTTCATATGTGTTACAAATTAATGAATCATATAGATTATGTTCTAGTGCTTCTACAATTGCTGTACGGAAGTTAGCCATTCGTTCATAGCAAAATGTATCACCATACATAAAGATATTGCTATGGTCAGTATACTTTAATGACTCTAATGGTGCAATGATATTTGCAGGAATAGATTTTATAAACTCAGTATCTTGTGGTTCTTTGTCTGTAATAATATCAACTTTGATATTATGTTGATCCATTAATTCACAAAAACTTTTAGTAAATTGCCCTATTCCCCCATGAGGAATAAGTGTTTGATAGCTTACTAAAAAGCCAATTCGTTTATCATACGTTTTCATTTTGTTTCATCTATTATAGGCACATTTTGCCATTCAGCCCATTTTTTTATTGATATATATCTACCATCATCAGTCTTAGAACTATAATCGGTAAATTCAATTTGTGTTCTATATTGTAACACTTTTTTTGGATTATCCAAACCTTTTTGGACAAGATATCTTAATTCATACATATATTTACCTTTTTAACAACCACATAATATGGGTATTCTTATCATGCCAACGATGGTCATATATAGGCTCTTCCGGACCAGTATATCTAGATATTACTGTTAGTCTATAAGCCTTCTTCAACCAAATACGTTTACCTGTCAAGTTACATTTTTCAGGAATCCAAACAAATTTAAGTTCTGCACCTAAGTACCAGTTACGATAAAAATCATCGTATGAATTATGACCTAGACTATCCAATGGCATTAAGTGCCCCATTCGTTCTTAAACAGTGGTACTTGTAGTCTATCGCTATAACGATAACCACGATTCATTGCTTCAATAGCAACATTCTTTGCGTTTAAGTTATAAACACTTTCTACACCACCGCACGGCATAAAGTATACCGGACCCCTAAACCCACCAGTACGAAACGCTTGTACAGCTTTATCTGCTTCTAATGCATCTTCACTAGTAGCGATAACAAATTTCAAATAAACAAAGCCGATACTTTCATATTGACGAATGATATCAGGGCAAATAGCTTCTTCCCACTTCTCACCACTGATACTTAGTTTAGGACTAACACTAAATGTTAATGCATTCTTTTCTCTGTTAATTTTCCACTTCTGTAAATATATTGCGAGGTCTTGACTAAGTTCCTGTGTACCATTAGTTTCAAAAGTAATCTCTTTCAATGCTCTCATTTTTTCATTTGAAAGTAAATCTGGATACGCTCTTTGCCAACCGAGTAGAGGTTCTCCACCAGTGATGACAAGGTGCTCATCCATCCAGCGATTGTGAGGAAGCATAGCCATAATGTTGTCAACAATATCATCGGTGGGGCGAACAGGACTAAGATGCTTAAACCTAGGATCCCATGAAGCATAGCTATCACATCCTGTACTGACCAACGGTAATTTTTTATAATCATCATAATAGTGAACCCTTGCGGCAATATCTTCTACTTCTTTACTTACTTCACCTTTAGGCATGCCAAAGCCTGCACATTTAAAGTTACATCCAAATGTTCGTAAGAACACGGAGGGAACTCCCATATATCTACCTTCACCCTGAATACTATAGAATAGTTCTGAAATTTTTATGTTACTCATATTTTACCAATTATGTATTGTATTTGCTATAATGAAACAACATGTTATCACATGTAGCACCACCCAGAAAGTTTTTAGGAACAATGCGATCCTTGCTTCACCCAATGTAAGAATAGGTACATCAGGCCTGTCATCATCGGTGTTACCCATTAAATGACCGGTTGCTCTAGCCCAGATTTTTTCTAAACTATTCATTCATTCTCCATTTGTTTTCTGGCAGTCCATAGTCCCATTTTGGATCCATTTCAACATTCCATCTAGTAGTAGCGACATTAAAATCTGGTATCTTCATTTCTTTAGGATTACTTGCTGGTTCTAAAATAACAATACGATTATTTGGTTGTGCGGCAAATTGACCATTATCACATTTAATAAAGTTAAAACTTTTGTGATCCTCAACATCTTCACTATGACCGCAATCTATTGTATTAAAATCTGGATGTGCGGAATCAACAGTAAAAAGATATTCTCCTTCTAACCACGACCCATCTTTCATTTTAATTTTACATCTCATATTTGCTATCATTGCTTTTTTAATTACAGTAATATCATAAGACATACTATTCCATAATTGTAAAAAGTCTAAAGGATACGGTTCACCTTCTATGGGTTTCCAACAATATGCGTGTAATGGAAGTTTATCATATAGTGCACCATACTGATTTAAATATGATTCAATACGAAATGCTTGGCTACGTTGAGATTTTATTGATATCCACCAGCAAGGTTCGAGTTCACCGTGACCTTTCTCAAAGTCATACAGAAATTCTCTACGAACAAAACATTTTACTGGTGGTAAATTTGCTACTAAAAAACTCATTTTAATATTTCCCTGATAGTACAATTTGACAAATTGTTTCAAGCATTTAAGCTACCTCATCTTTATTGTTACTAGGATATTTTGCGCTAGTATATCTAATAACTAATACGCTTATTGCTATAACAAATGTAGAGCCGGCTACAGCTAACATTTCAACAACATTAATTGGCTGATGACTCATTATATCTACCATATGTCGTGTCAGTGCTGTTATTGCAATGTATAGCAGGAACCTGACAGGCATATGATTGGTCTTGAAATAAATGCCTACCATTGCACCTATTTCCAAATAGATAAACATTAATAACAGGTCACCAACTGTAGCGTGATGTTTTTGAAACAGTTCAGCAAAAGTCCAACCGGCAGCCCATACTGTTGCGGCACCAATACCAAACAATGCAAGCCTATGAAATATGTCTACTAAGGTATGTCCTACCTTATCTACTATTTCTGTTTTCAACATTATTCAAACTCTCTATCTTCTCTATGACCACTACGTCCTGCCATATTGCTATCAGTCTCACGGACCTCTACTCTACAGCACCATACACGTTTAGCTTCTTCACTACCGCAGTTAGGTAAAAAGATTGTGTTAATGTATTCATATAAGAAGTCAGATATACCTTCACAACCAGTGCGTTCTACTTCGGTAATCTTAGCTAATTTCAATCTACCTAGTTCTAATAGATGTTCACGCATGGGGTCATCTTGTGCGACTAATAGAGTATGGTCAAACCATTCTTCTAGTTTATCTTTAAGAGGGCGTAATCCACCGAAATCAGTTACCCAGTTACGGGCATCTAGTGTGTCAGCCTCAAACTCAAAGTGAAAACTCATAGCATAGCCATGAATTAAGTTACAATGACTGTCGGCACGCCATTGACGGTATGCGACAGGCCCTATTTGTCTGTATGTCTTTGTTGAAAAGAATTTTTTGTTTGCCATTGTGTTCTCCTATGTTGTATTATAGCATAGGCAGCAGAGTTTGTAAAGCGGGATGACGCCGAGACCGCTATCTTTATTTACCAAATCCTAAACTTTTTCGGATTTTAGTAGCACTAATATTATGAGTAGCGTCATCAAACGTTTCTTGTTCAATCTTATATCCAACATCACGCCCATATGTTATATTTACAATATTTGGCACAATTTGAATCTCATATTGACCCTGATATAGCATATCTAAATCACGTTTAATAAAACTCTTTACTTGGTCAATAGCAAAAGGATTACTTCCTTGCCAACCTTGACAATCTCTAATCTGAATAACTACTTGTCCAGTCTTGGTAATAGCACGTTCAAACAACTTACGATGTCCTTCATGCCATGGTTGCCAACGACCTAACATCTGTACAGTTTCTTTTTGCCAATCAAATACTGGTCTACGTCTGTTATCTAATATATGTGCGGCAATAAACTCACTCCACTTTTCACTTTTCTGTTCATTAATTCTAAAGTCATACACTTCAGGTGGAATAAATGCTTTGTTTGTATCTTCATAACGACCTTTGTCGATAGTGTCAACCCAAACAGTCCAATCTGCTTTAAAGTTATTACGCATCTCAACCAATGGTGCAACAAAGTCACAGATTACATAATCACATTCAGTCATATTATCTGCTAGTTCACGCATACGTAAACTTTGACGAACACGCCCTTCTGTACTAAAGTCCCAATCATTGTACTTCTTACGCACATCGTCAGCATTTAGCCAACTTACTTTTTTCTTTTCTGCTTGTAAGTGGTCTACAATATGTTGTGCTAGATAAGTTTTACCAGCACCCGGTAAACCCATTACTAATATTCTTTTAGGCATTTTTGTTTTTCTCTGCTTCTGCTACACGTTTGCGTAGACTTGAACTGCTGAAACTGTGGTCACGTTTATTAAATATTACTTGTATAGCACGACCTGCTCCCTCATTACGGCCAGTAAAGTTTTTATCCTCATACTCTGTACCCAAAATACGAACATCTAATGGTAATATCAATAACAAGTCAATTAAGTCTTGTTCAGTTTGATATACCACTACTTCATCAACATAACGACAAGCCGCAAGTTGTATCTGTCGTTCTACAATACTTTGAATAGGTTTATTTTTAGTATCAGGTCTATCAATTGTTGGGTCAGTTTGTAGTCCACAAATCAAGTAATCACAGTGATTTTTTGCTTCGCTTAACATAGCAACGTGACCTGCGTGAAGCATATCAAACGTGCTAAAGGTAATGCCAATCTTTTTACCCTGTGCCTTAAGTTCTTTAATATGATTAAATATCATTTTGAAAGTGTTCTCCACATTTTAGTTTGTTCATGTTCTTTTAAGAATTCATCCTCACCTACAAATGTGGGGGCATCAGCCATAATCTCATCAATCAACCATTTAATACGATGTAAGTCTTTTTTGATTTCAAATTGATTGAATCCATCATTGTAGTTACTATGTAATTCTACACCAGACATATAGATTTGATGATGTACTGAATTATAGTCTATTTGTTTACGAAATCCCATTATTTGTGTCCTTTGTGAATTAACTGATTTACAATGTTAAGATCAAACTGTAAATTCATAATTTTATCCTTAAGATGTTGATACTCTGGACTATGTACATCTTTATCATGAGTGACAATATCCAAATACATGGCTGCAGCCTCATCGTGCGCTTTGGTAATCTCTTGTTCTAGTAAAAATCGTCTGTCTTTTAACATTATTTGCAACCTTTGTTAGCAATTTGTAGGAATTCTTGTCGTGCCGCAGGATCTGATTTGAAACCGCCACCTAAACGACAAGTAACAGTACTACTACCTGTATCTTCTACACCACGACTTTTAACGCAATAGTGTTGTGCATCAATCATAACTGCAACATCTTCTGTCTGAAGGATGAACTGTAAGGTGTGAAATATTTGCTCTGTTAACCTCTCTTGAATTTGAGGTCGCTTGCTAAAATATTCTACGATACGGTTTATCTTACTAAGCCCTAAAACTTTTTGTTTAGGGACATAAGCTACAGTAGCCAATCCATCGATGACTACAAAATGATGTTCGCAGTTAGATTGAACATTAACATTACGCTCTACAACCATTTCGTTGTATTGCATCTTGTTGTCAACTGTTGTGCATTTAGGAAATGCTTCAAAGTCTAATCCCCAAAAGATTTCATTAACGTACATCTTAGCAACACGTTTAGGTGTATCCATTAAACTATCATCTGATAAGTCTAACCCTAAGGTTGTCATAATCTTTTGAAATTGTTCTGTAATGATTTCAATTTTTATTTTTCTATCAAGATTTGCACCACGTGTATCCCACGTAGGTGTTTCAACGCCCATTTTGACTAAGTGTTCATGAACTTGTTGACCCAACTCTGGGTCTGTTTTTGTTTTATTATAACTCATAGATAACCTTCCTTTGTGATGGTTTTTGTTTTGAAGTGTAAGCTACCGTTGTGTAGCTTACATTGTATTTAGCACGATTACTTAGCTTTTGCTTTTTCTTCGGCACGTGCGGTCTTTTCTGCTGTAATTTCGTTACGGCGAGCCTTAACTGCTTTAGCTAATTCGGCTAATGCTTTACGGGCACGTGTACCAGCGGCTGCGTTGCCTTTGTTAAACTTATCATTTTCAGCATTGTATGCTGCCAAACTTGTTTCAATATCGTTTTGTGCGCTCATTGTTTTTCCTTTGTTAATTTGCGTTTTGTTTTTGGTACTTCTACCGAGTTGAGTGCTTCCCGCACTTCTTTTAATAATGCTTCGTCATCCCATTCTAACATAGTTTTGCCATCAGGGAAAGTAGTTACGGTCAAATGATTTCCCTTAACTACTGTTGGTTCTGTATTTTCTTTTTTCTTGCGTGTTGCCATGATTATTTCCTATCACCAAACAGTTGTAGCAAGTTAATAAACAAGTTAATGAAATCCATATACAGCGTTAGTGCTCCACGTACTTCTGCTGAATCATTAGTTTCTACACTAAGTTCCTCACGGATCTTCTGTGTGTCATAAGCAGTTAGGCCAAGGAAGATGATAATAGCTAATGCTGAGATTACCATTTGCATAACAGTACTACCGATAAAGATATTAACAATGCTGGCAATGATGATAGCAATTAGTCCAACAAACATAAACTTACCAACATTGTCCAGGCTTTGTTTAGTAAAGTAACCATAGCCACTCATTACACCAAACAGTATGGCTGCACCCATAAATGCTGACACAATACTACCCATAGTAAACACAGCAAAGATTGTAGCAAAGCTTAATCCCATCAATGCTGCAAATCCATGTAGGCACAACTGTGCTAGACTTTTACTTGGGTTAGTAGCTAATATCATGCTAATACCAAAGATTGCTACTAGCGGCGAAAAAATTACAATCCACTTTAGCATGCCTGTAAAAAAGAATTCAAGTAACTCCGGGCTAGTGCCCACAAAGTAACTGACAAACATTGATACAATAACTGCTATGCTCATGTGTCCATAAACACGACCCATTGCTAAGTTTACTTCGCTTGCTGAACGATATGACATTTCGTTTTCATAAGTTGTTTCAAACATAATTTTCTCCTTTTAGTATTTATTTTCTCTAGTATGTTTTCGATAATCACTATCCATACGCAACCACTGTTGTCCTTTATTTTCTAGGATATCACAAATTCTATCGATTGTACCATCAGTCCAATCACTAATCTTACCTTGATTTACATGCGGATGATGTAACATATTATATAACTTTATTGTTGCATCTTCAACACTCCAGGGCGTGTACAGTCTTGTATAATCATTCGCAAACGTTTCTGGGAAACTGCGATATGCTGGATACAATACATTACAACCCAAACTATCTGCTTCGCTAACTGTATTACTTACCCAGTCTTGTAGCGCACAGTTAAACAATACTCTTGTATCATTTAATAACTCATAGTATGCGTTCTTATCTAGGTCTTCGTGAACCTTTAACAAACCACGATTTTGAAAATCATTGGTTCGTTTCATATAACTATCATTGTTACTTTTTAATTTACTACCACTGAATACACAGAATTCTACATTACGATATACACCATGACGATCTCTTTCACCGAAACGGTTAAAGAATTCTTCAATCACATCCATATAGAAATCAGGTTGCTTCTCTTGATCCCAACGTGCTGAAAATGCTATACGCATCTTACGTTCATTGAATGGTTTGATGTTATTGTTGATACGACCGCGTACTTCTTCTTTACCAAATGCTAATCCTGAAATATTATAGATTGGAGCCTTCCATCCTGCAATTTTCATATGCATGACCATTTCTTCATTAGAAGCTAGTACGCCATCAACAAATGAATCAACCATCTTCTCATAGTGACCCATGAATTCACTCATTCCCCATACATGTACGAAATCATCCGGATCAATTGACTGAGCAAGACAACGGACAAATATGCGAGGACGCAGATTAGTAGGAACTTGCTTAAGTATATAAGGAAGGCTTTCAATGCCCGGTTGAAACATATCTTCAAAGTAGACAATATCTTCATTACTACACTCACCTTCCTTCATCATCTTTACTAGATTCATTAATTGACTCATACCAAAGTATGTACGTCCATGAGCATCTAGTACTTGTCCTGTCACAATAGCTTGGTCATTACTTAATGTTTCTCCTGGAACGATAACATAGTTAATACCTCTTTGTTTAAAGACACTTTCATTCCAATCTTGTAATTGTAGAGTGTACCTTGCTTTATAGGGTTCAAGACCCATGTAAAACAGTTTTCTCATGGACGTGCATCTTCCTGCCATTGATCCTTAGCCCACTTACCAGTCACAGCTTTGGTGAATTGACGATACGCAAAGCTACGCATATCATACATTGTTGATTCATCAAACTTGTATCCATAGTCCTGACAGAATGCTAGATAGTTTTCTAGGTCCTCAAAGATTTGTTGAACACGTGGATTAGATTGTTGTTTTGCCATTATATTTTCCTTTAAATAGCGAGTTGTTGATAAGGTTTGTTTGTGTTATAGACAATAGTAGCACCGTTCTCATTATCTTCCGATACTTGAATAGCGATATTACGATCTGGATATCGAGTTGCAATAACTTCATAGAGGTCATCACTAATCATTTCACAACTTTTGTAATTCAATTCTAGTATGCCTTGAGAATATTGCTTCTCTAACCATCTTTTAAACTGAATAAACTCAATATCACGGTCGTTGTGAAATACTTCAATAGACACTTCAAAATGAAAGATGTGTCTATGTGGAGTAGCTAAAAAGCTAACATCATACTCATCACCTGTAGCAAGTGCTGGGTCTGTTGCTGCCGCTGGGTATTTATGAATACCTTCTTTTTGAAAACGTACAAAGATTGTACGTAATGCGTTATTTTTAATACGAGACCGTTTCTCTGCCATTGCTTGTTCATGTTGTTCTATCATTTGTAATCCTATTTCCATTGAGGGCCCCAAGCCCAACTAATTAATGACCATCTCTCGCCCTTCAGTATAGGGTTTACTTGATGTGTTAATAAACTAGGAAAAGCAATAATACTACCTTTTTTCCTAGAATATGATTGACTTAAAACAAGTAGGTCTCCCCCTACATAATCTTCATCATCTGACAATTGTATACTCATTGTTATCTTTCTGTCAATATCTTTGGAAAGACTATTATAATTATCTGTATGTTTACCAAAAAAATCACCACTACCATATTGTTTTAATTCATATGGTTCTACAAAATCAACAGTAGTTCCTATAAAACTACTAGCCTCAACCCAAACATCTTGTAGTATTGAATGTATTACGTGATCCATAGGTAACAAACATGTCTTAAAACTTATTTGAAATAAACCAGGGTATTTATTTATTCCCTTAACAACATTATTTCTTCCAAAATCAATTATCTCATCACATACTTTAGATGATATGACATTCTCTTTAACAAACACTCGTTTATTAGGATTGAACTCAATATTAGGTTTAGATACTAAAAGTAGAGTCATTTATAATTTTTACTCTCCGAGTGCCTCATTCATAGCATCATCGCTATCTTCTATTACTTCTTCAAATTCTAATTCAGTCTGTACTTCAAATAGTTCTTCAAATTTTGTTAACGCATTGACAGTTTTCTTACCGCTAATACCCTGACTACCTGATTGAAATTGCATCCATAATCTACTGTTAGCATCAATTAAATCAATAGCTTCCTGTTTAGTTTTCTTACTAAAAATTTCGTCAATAACATCTTTAAACAATACACGCTCAAATTGCTCATTCATCAACATCTTAGGAACAATATCTTTTTCATATTGACGATTAGCCTCTTGTACAGCATTCATATGCATCCATACATTATGACTTTGAAGCAATGTATAACTTAATGTATCCCAACTAGTCTTGGTCTCTTTACCGTGTTGTCCTAAGAACCCTTGACCACGATAACATAAATCCTTAAGCACTAGTTTATCAGTTACTGGACTATCTGTAAAGACTTTATGGATGCCTTCAGCCAATACAGCATCACGATATTTACGTGTGTCATTAGCATAAGATTTCTTCTCAGCGGTTTTTTCCATACTGTATGACCATTTCTTATTATGCTCAATGTTAGTATTGAAATATGCTAAGCCTTTAGCCGCACTAAAGAAAGGACTTGCACAGTCAAATGTAATTTTAAGTTTTGGGTTATGGTACTTACGAATAGCACGTTGAATATCAGTAAACAATACAGCATACTCTAATATACTTGTACCCAAACAATGAATCAAATCATGTTTACCCTCTACTAATAGTCCATCATATATAATATCAATCATACGTGTTAACATTAGGTGTACATCAATCTTGTTCTGTCCCCCGAATGCCCAACCATTAAAGTGATTGTCTGGATAGATGTTTGGGTCACAATACTTCTTCATTTCATCATACCAATCATCAGACTGGGTATGTGTACGACCCTGTAATACATTTAAAAACTGACATTTGCCCGAACGATTGTTAATGAAGTATTCATTATTGATATGGGTAGCACGGATAGCTTCTTCAATAGTGCTGATGCCATGAAGACTTACTCCACTACCCGGAATATCATTACCGTCTTTATCTTTTTTAATTGTTTTAGGATCTTTCATATGAAAGGTAGTTAAGGATTGTGAGGGAATATCCAAACACATACCATAGTCCATGTATGTATCCATCCAGTTCAATACTGCTTTACGCTTAATCATAGCTTTAGGGCAATTAGGATCTTTCCAATCAGCCGGCCATTGACCTTTAAGAATCTGAAATCCACCAGAGTCACCTAACATAAACGTACCAGCCTCACGTTCTCTAATGATACTTTCACTAGGATCGTTTACGGTTGTATCTAAGTTAGCATGACCAGCACTATATAATCCCCACTTGTAATAATAGAGACCTTCTTTACTATTAAGAAAGTTTAGTTTCTCTACATCACCGTTGAATTGAGCAGGTATTCGTGCTTGGTCAAAGTACTGTTCCCCTTTACGTTGCTTACCCAAGCCAGAAATATAAAAACTACTGACTGCAGGTAAGAACAATGCCCAATCTGGGTTTTGTTTTGCTGATAGATTGTCTTGTTCCATTATTTCGCTTGTGCTGGGAGTAAATAACGATAAACTGCTAGACCACTGTCAACAACAATCTCTGTTGCACCAGCATCACTAATACGAATAATCTTATCACCGGGTAAATCCATGATGCTTAAGAATTCTTTAACAGGCCACATCCATGCTTTGTTCAATGAACCAGTAACACCCGGGTGAAATACAAAGTTACCTGAGTGTGTTGATGGGTCACCAAAGTAAACCATTAGATTACCGTTTTCTGTTTTAGTAGTAAAGTTCTTTTCTTCACTATTAGCACTTGCTTGACGTTTCAGTCGTTGAATGCCTACAATAGTGGGTTCAAACTCAACACCCCATATAGTACCCTTAAATGTAACAGTTTTAACTTTTTCATCAGCAATAGCTTTACTCATCAAACGATAATCGTTAACAAAGTCACCTGCTTTTGTTTCAAAGTGAATGTATTCCGGTACACTAACCCCGTCTTTGTTAACACGTGTAACAGTGATTTTACTATGTTCATCATAGTCATCAAAGCCTAGAATTGTTTTTAGCTTACCTAAGTTAGGCATACCAAATACACCAATAAACTCTGCGCTAGGATGTTTAAGAACACCACTAACAATAACAGATTTATCTTCTGCTACTGCGTTTACAGTTGTCTCTGTGTCAGTTCCACTGACTTTAATTAACTCAATACAGCCTAAGCCATGTGTATGTTGAATTAAATCTTGTAAATTATCTTTCATGTTTTTCCTTTGTTTTAACTATTTAGGTAGTTGTGATACGTATTATATAGGAATATATTACGAATAGCAACACCAATTTAACCGAAACTGAATAAGTCATCAAACGTACTGTTGGTATCTGTATTGCTACGAATATCCCAATCTAATACACCCAATAAGTTATCAATCTTCTCATCTACTAATGTTTGTTCCATTGCTGAATCATCAAATGGTAACTCTGTAAACCATTTGGGCAAACGCAATTCATCTACTGGATATGCTACACTTGTAAACCCTAATGGATTGGGTTTAAGCTTACATACAACAACCTTCATACCATCAATAATCTTTTGACTATATTGGTCACCGTTTACTCTACGTAAGTAATTGTAGTTCAATGCCGCACGAACATGTCCGGGCATATTAGCACGACCTGTACTACTCTTAGCTTCTAAGTCACCATACATTGTAAGTTTGTTTACACCTTTAGGAGAACCTTTAGTCCAACTATCCTGTGCAGTTAGTATGCGTTTGAAGTCTTTGACAGCTTCAATCACATCCTCACGACCTTTACCTTGTTGAAGAACCATCTGTAGTACATTCATTAAGAACTCTTGTACATACTTAGGTGTATCAGCACGTTTCAAGTCAAGACCCATAGCTTTGATATCGCCTAAGTCTCCGTCTTTATCTTTACGTTTACCTTCTTTGTCAAAGATATTGATAGCATAACGTTTTTTAGTGATAAAGATAGCACGATCACCGATCAGTTCACGACCAGCTTTAATGATAGCACCATTCTTTCTAGGAGCATGAAATGCTTTCTCCATGAATGCAGGAAAACTTTCATTTGCTTGTTCAGCAATACCATCATATAGACCAATACAAGTTTCTTTATTCCACTCTAACGCACCAGATTCAATCTGTGACTTTAGTGTAGGATAAGCTGTGAAGTAACAACTATCAGTATCACCATACACAATAGCATTGCCCTCATGTGAATAGATACCCTCAACTGTTTCATTGATAGTACTCATCATATGTTTAACAATCTGTCGACCGGATAATGTAACACTTTGACCAATACGCTTATCATAGAAACGACAATGTTCATTTAACAATGCACCATATGCTGAGTTAAGTAAAATCTTACGGACAAGTTGTCGCTTGTCGTAGTAATCAAACATATCAGTGCCATATGCTTCTTTAGCTTGTTTCTGAATAGCTTTACGTTCTGTATACCAACGTGTGAGTAGACCGGGAACGACACCTTCTTTTTCATAAGTAAAGATTGTACCATTAGCACTTAGCATCCAGGGCTTATGACTATCAAATATCATCTTCCAAACTTCTGCCGCAGACATTTCTTCACTGCGACCATCTTCAAAGTCAACAGTAAGAATTGTACCACGTTCTTGGTTCATAATAGCTGTATACTCTAATGCACCAAACAGATTCTCCCAGAGAATACTTCCTGTAACTGCGTCATCACCTTCTTTGTGACGTTTCTTTTCACTTGCTAATCGTACGCCTTTATCAAGCATGTATTTGTCAGTGATTGTTTGTCTGACCTGAGCAACGATGGTTTCACCTGCCATGTTGAGGGCACGAATAACCGAGGGATAGAGACTGTTGATGTCAACTGCTCCGACATATTCATGCATACCTCTTTTCGGCGTAGCAACAAAGGCACCTGCTGCCTGCTGGATTTCTTCTTCATTTTCAACCTTTCGTTTTTTATCTGGTACTACTAAGCCACGTTCATGGGCTTCATTAAAAATTGCCATCTCAATCATTGCCACAGAACCCATTACTGTTGGAAGCAATACTGTGTTCTCATGTGCAAGTTGATTAGCTAATTCTAAAAACTTAAGTTTGTTGTGAATCTTCACCAACAACATCGTATCTTGTCTGTTGTATTCAATGAACTTTTTAAAGTCTTTATTATACAATTGGTCAAGTGTACCTTCATATTGAGTTTTGTTTTCACCGACTTCCATCTCACCAATACTGTCAAGTTTGTAACTGTGACGAGATTCATAGTTATACTTTTTGTATAGTTGTAGATAATCTAAATGAATACGACCTACCAAGTCATAAGTTGTTTCACTCTTGCCAAAACGTTCATATTCTCTAGCTTTAGGAAGTTGACCCATCAAACAAAACTTGCGGGTGTCATCTTTACTCATTACCCTTGTAACACGATTGACCATATAGGGTATATCATAGCCCTCTGAGTTCCAGCCAGTCAATACATCAGCATCCTCAATCAATTGAAAGAAAACATCAAACATTTCTTTCTCTGATTTGAAAAGCATTGTATTCTCAAACTCATTAGTGATTTCTAGGGCTGTTTCACTGCTCATATGTTTTGGAGCAATCACTAATGTAATGCATTGGTCTAGCCAATCTAAGTAACAACTGATAGCTGTAACTGGATTGAATGGATCACTTGTTGGACTGAAACCTTTTTCAGGATCAAAGTCCACCTCAATGTCAAAGAAGCAAGTATGAAGTTTAGGAGCATCAATGCCAAGATAGTTTTCACTTAGACAGCGAAAGACTACCGGTACATCACTTTCAAACAGTTTCTTATTTGAGTGGATGCGTCTTTCTTTTTCAAACTCTTGTCGTTTGCGAGAACTGAAACGACTGACTGGATCGCCATAGATGCTACGATGTTTACCCTTAGGATCAGGATAATACAATACGTAATTGGTAGGGTATTCTTTGTATTGACGCTTGCCGTTATTATCCCTCTCTACAACGTAGATACGATCCTCATCCCTGCTATGAATAGCGTCAACGTAACTCAAAGTGTTTTGCCCACAGTTTCCAAGATAGTGTTGAGTTCATCATGGTCTTTGTTAGTTTGACCCAATGAAGCTTTATGAGCAATTTTAATTGCTTTCTTTAGTGTAGAAGCCTTGATTTCAAGTTCTTCTGCAACTGCTTTAATAGTATCGCTTAATCCACCATTCAATGTATCAATTTCATGTAGTACGTGCATACCTTCATTGACTAGTTGAGTTAGTTTAATTTTTGCTTCACCGTTAAAGGTTCTGTTATAATCTGACATAGTTTCTCCTTAAATAATTAGTTAGTATACTTGATGTGTGTAGAGAAGTCAAGTATTTTGCTTACCTTCTACAATCTTTTTTACCAATTTAGGTAATCCTGGATTGACATGTAATGCATGTGGCATTAGTTCATTGCGAATATAATTTCGGGTATATCTGGAATTCTTATTTGATTCATCTTCAATCCAGGATACATTGTGACTTTCACACCAATAAACAAAATCTTGTTTTCTAGTAGTTAGAAATGGCCTGATTACATTGTTACGTGTTAATGGAATAACTTTAGGTGTGCCATGTAAACTTGACCAAATATATGTTTCAACACAATCATCCAAGTGATGACAAGTGATAACTGGACCAAGTTCGCTTAAAAAGTTATAGCGTTCTCTACGCCAGTATTCTTCTTGACTTTCTTTGCTATTTTTTTGACTTCGGGGTGATCCATATAGCATAGTGATATTATTATCACCACAATACCTAGAAACAAACTCTGCGGCCTTTTCACCGTTTTGTGTTCTGTGATTAAAATGGGCAATTGTTACTTCGTGCTTGCGACTTAGAAAGTCAACTACTGCCATGCTATCTACACCACCGCTACATGCGATTGTGATACTTTTGGGTAAGGGTACTGTTAACTTAATCATTTAGCTATTGTAACATAGAATGATTTGTTTAGCAATGATTAATGGTTATTCAGTATCTATTTTGTCAGTGGGTGATTGATTAGTTAATTCCAACATAATAGGTTGTGTATAGAGATATTTATAAGTTAGATCGTGTGCGTAAAAAATTTATGCTGATGAATATGATGCGGCCGCAAGAGCAAATCTGGCAGTGCCTGTGATTGTCGCCTGATCTGCGGCAACCACACCGGTATTTGATACTAAGTTGGTCATTGCCCTCCCAATAGTTCCTTGTGAACCATTGTTAATGTCACCAAATCCAAATATAGCTTTATCAGATCCATACGTTGCGGCGCCAAGGCGCGTCCTATCAGTACCAGTGAGCGCAGCCTGATCTGAAGCAACCACACCTGTATTTGACACTAAGTTGGTTATTGATGTTACCGCACTAGGACCACCACTAGTAAGTCCAAATCCAAATATAGCTTTATCATTGCCATAACCTGCGGCTCCTACTCCAAATCTAGCAGTACCAACACCAGCAGTATCAGTCGCAACTACACCTGTATTACTTACTAAGTTAGTTAGCGAGTAAAAAGTTGAACTATTATATCCAAATCCAAATATAGCTTTATCAGTACCGTAACTTGCGGCTGCTAAACCATATCTAGCAGTACCAACACCTGTAGTATCAGTCGCAACTACACCTGCATTTGAAACTAGGTTAGTTACAGCAGTTGATGTACCAGTACTTCCATATCCAAATATAGCTTTATCACCACCATAAGTTGCAGCTGTAAGGTAATCTCTACCAGTACCAGTGACCGCAACCTGATCTGAAGAAACCACACCGGTATTTGATACTAGGTTAGTTATTGCTGAATATGAGCTTGCGATGGGGTCGCCAAATCCAAATATAGCTTTATCATTGCCATAACCTGCTGCCGCAAGGTATGATCTAGCAGTAGCAGATGCATATGTTATATCAGCAGCCACTACACCGGTGTCTGATACTAGGTTGGTTATTTTACATGCAGTACCACTGTTGTTTCCGAAAATAAAAATAGCTTTTATTAAATAAAATATTTTGGGTACAACTGTCAATCCACCTGACATTGTAATACCACCCGTAATTGTTATTGACATATGTTACTCTTTATTGAAAGATTTCCGGATGTGCTTTTCCAAATATTTTAATATATTTTCCAGCCATTACATCTGCTTCTGCTTCTATTGGACTACCTGGATAACTGTCACCCGGCTTAATCATATTTAATTCGCCTTGACGTACATGAACTAATTCGTGGAACACAGTACGTAAGATATCTACCAAGTTTCTATTAGCACAATAAACCCATACTTCACCTGTTTCTGGATTATGTCTACCAGTATGATGTCCTTCTTGTGCTTCATCACTATCATAACTAAACTCTATCTTTGGAGTATTTTCTAAATTTAACTTCTTACTTGTCCAAGCAAGAAACTTCTTTACAATAGGATTATTATTTAAATCTTCTTGTTCAGATTCTGTAATATAGGGTTTTAATAACTCGGGATCATATCCTTTATGTCTAGCAGAATCTCGTAATCTTCTTAATCCTTTAGCTTCAATTTGTCTTATTCTATCTTTAGACAAGTCAAACCTATCACCAATCTGTTGTAATGTCATGTCATACCAAAATCTTAAAATTAATACTTTTCGTTGGTCATCGGTTAATCTGTCTAAACCATTTTGAATAATTTGTTTAATACTATCATCTGTTGCAGGCTCCTCACCAGCCGGATCTTTATATGGTACTCTTTCTGCCCTGTTATAAATATCGTTAGGATCATTTAATGTTGGCATTTTATTATAGGATCCGCGATATGTTGTACCATCCGGGTTGTAATGTCGTCCTCCAACCTCATCTAGTTTATCTTTAATCCAACTGTCTGGAGTTTTGTGATATTTTCTAACAAATAAATCATGTAATGCATCACCGGTTATACGATGCTTCTTTGCTATCTTTTTCATTAACTTGTCAATGGTATTATAGTCGTGCTTCTCTAAGCTAGGAAGTTTCTTAGCTAGGTCAGTTGCGGCTGATTCGTATAGTTCTATTGCTCTCATATTAGTATTTATGCTCACTTATAAGGTCCAGTAGCGAATTGGATAACTTAAGGCAGAAGCCGCCTACACCACGGTAACTAGTACCGGTCCTAAGGTGTGTTAGTTACACCAAGAAGTTTTAGCTTCTCCGTAGTATTCTCTTGCAAATCCATTCTGTATTAACATCATTCTTAAACTTTGTCCATCAAGTAATATATCACCCAATACACGTCCACCATACTTATCCCAATCAGCAATAGCTACTTGACGTTTCTGTGCTTTAGTGATAGCATTTTTTGTAAATGCAGTAGCAGCCTGACCACGTTGATCTTCACTTGGACATTGCGCTCTATGACCTTTTTCAGGTGTATCAACACCAAATACACGAATACTTAGTTCTTGTTTTAACGGCGGGGGTAAGAATGTTGCTTGAAATGCTACAGTATCTCCATCAATAACTCTAGTGATTGGGAAATCATATATATTCATTGGCTTTTGTTTTTGTGCAAATGCCACCATAGTTGTTAATGTTAGTGTTATTGCTATTAATATTTTTTTCATGTTTATCCTACTACTGTTCTATTTTTCACTTTACTAATCTCAATACTGATTGGAGTATTAGTTGTTTTTGCTCTGAATATATTATCAGTCTCACGCACACCCGGCTTAAGTTCAGATGCTACAATTAAGAATCTTGCTCTATTTTTTCTTATGCCAACAAACTCTCCTATTAATACTTCATAGTTAGGATAATTAGGTGTCAAATCTACTTTAGAATTTTCTTGTTCATTGATGCTTTCTGTCGCACCCTGTGCAATTGCTTCTCTAGCCTGACGTTCGTTTTCTACCTTGAATTTTTGTAGGGCTTGTGAATCATTAATTTGGCCACGGTCCAATTGTTGCCAAATTGCCAAGTCAAATTTTAGAATTTTTCGTTGTACTGCTTGTGCAAAACTGATTTCATCATTGCCTCGGCCTTGCCAATCAGGTTTTTTGCCCCACACAACTGATATAGAGCGGTCAGTGTTTGGGACGTTGATACGCATACGCTCACCATAAAACACATATTCGAGTCCTTGCCAGGTAAAATAGAGATCTCCATTAACTGTTCTACCCGTAGACCATCCATGCTTTTTTTGCAGAGCAGTTACTGCGGCTTGATCGTTATTTTCAATAATAAACTCTTGTGCTTTCATTCACGTTCTCTTTTTAATGTAGAACGGATGAACCATGCTTTCTTACCGTATAAGTCTTGTAACTCAGCCATGTAGTTAGCAATACCCTGCTGACGTTCATTTGTAGCTTCATCAAACATTGCAACAACAAGTTCTGACATTGTTTCACAATTTTGTAGTAACTCAACAAACATAAGTTCTGCTCTTGGAACTTTAGTTTGGTCTTGTATAATACTTAGTTCAGTATAACGTGACAAACTGCCAGGAGTATATTGACCTAGTATTCTGATATATTCAGCGATAGGATCAATAGTAGCATTTACATCTTCATACAGTGTATTAAAGAAATCGTGATATTGTGGGAAGTTACTTCCCTCCACGTTCCAATGAAAGTTTTGTGTTTTGATAGCAAAACTTTGTGTACTAGCCAATAGTACTTTTAAATTATCTGATAACATTATTAGCCTTTATTTTTCTTTGTATCAACATTGATAGCTTTACCACTACGCTCTGGATTAGGATCTTCTCTACGTTTACGTTGAGCGGCGCTAGCACGACCCTTTTTACCTAGACTATGTGCTTTACTTTGTGGCAAACATTTTGGTTTACCTTCTCCTGGTTCTCTAGCACACGGACCTTTAATCTTTCCTTTAGTATCCATACGAACCCATTTTTCTTTATTAAACCAATCATGTAAACTTTCATCTGCTCGGTTAATACCTTCTAGTATAGAACTTTCATTTTTCTTTCCACCGTTGCCCCAGTTACTTGCGCCTTTATTGCGACACTTAACTAATGCACCACTGGCATAAGCACTTGGCCATACTTTGTAACGACTCTTTACTTTATAGTAGCAAGCATCTTTCTTTTCATTCATTATCATTTCACTAAACATTGGGCCATTACAATGTGGGCAACTTTCTTCCACTACATTTTGCTTTTGTACCCACTTTATTAATTCAGATTTTATTTCAGGCGGAAGTTCTTCCATAGTTTCTGGTTTATTATAGTCTACTACTTCATATCCGCGATTAGCCAAAGGCCCACTGCCTTGGATTGGTCCTCCGGGGACCATTGTTCCGTCTCTGTAATTACTGATAGATTTGTTACGTTGATAATTATCTAGCCCAAGTTGTTTTGCTACATTTGGATTAACTGGCTTAAAATTAACAAACGATGCGGAATCACTAAGTCCTGGATTACCCTGGCTTTTGCGCCAATCTGCTTGAATATAACTACCATCAGTCATTTTTATAAATGTTGTTACAGGAGCAAAAAAATCCAATTCATTTAATTGTTCCTCCGCCAAACCTTGCTTCATACTCTTGTATTTTTGAATTGATTTTTTAAATAAATTATACCAATCGTTCATTATTTGGTTGAGATATTCACGACGGCTGAATGCGGGGTTACTAATATTGCGCCAATCACTAGCAATTTGAGATCCTAAGTTATAAAGTTCATACGCTAACTGATGTGAATCATTCATATTATAAATTTCAGGCATAGGTTTACCTGACAATTCTACAAATAATTCAAAATAGTCTTTCTCTCTGTTGTGGAGAGCATATTTTTCTATCAAGTCTCTCTGTTCTTTCTTTCGAATGCCCATTAATCTAGGAATTTCACCGGTAAGTGTTGACGTAGAGAGCGCCGGGCCCTCCACCAAACCTTCTTTGTTAGTTTTATTTTTCTTTTTATTCTTTCTACAGTCTGGATATTCTTTTCCAAACATGGTTTTCATACCTTCTTTGTGATAACCTTTCCAACATGCTTCATCTAAATTAGTATGGCCTACATGAGTTTCACACATACCACAATCAGGACAAGTCATCTCCATAATATTGTCAATACTCTCATTGTGTTTCTTCTTACCAGCACAATGTGCCTTTTGTGAAAATCCTTTTGGATGACTACAGTTGATACTACTCTTGTACTTTTGACTCCAACCTTCTGCTACACCTTGATTATTTTTCTTAGCTACGGCAGCGGCTGCTGTAGGATACAGTTCAGATAACTCAGTTTCAATTTTGCTTAATTTTACAAATAAAGATTTATAATTATCTTTTGGTCCAACTTCAACGTATGGTAGTAGACTCTTATCAAGTTTATCCATCTTGTTTGCAACTTCATAGTGTCGGTAGTTTTTTCTAATTGCATTAATTAATCTGTTTACTTCTTCAAACTTTTGTTTAGCAATATCTAAATATTTTAATCTATCTTTTAATACAGAATGCTTTTCACCGGGCTGTGCTACTGGTGTTGGTTCAAATTCTCTACGTAAACCTTGTTGTGCTTTTTGTACCGTGTTATTTTTATACAAATCTCGTTCAAAGGCTTCAGCTTCAGCTTCAATCTGTCTCGCTATGGCTAATTTAGCTTTAACTAATTCTTCAAATGATGTAGATTTTAATTGATCACCTAAATTTTCATCAATTGATGAATAACGCTTATCATCTAGTTCATCGTGGTAACTTCTTTGTGGTGGTTTCTTTAACTCTATTGGTTTATTAGATGAACCTCTATAACCACGTTCCCATGCCGCTGCACCTGCTGCCGCACTTTTACCGTTTTTAACAAAGTGATTAATAACTTCTTGCTTGCTGTTAAATCTAGGTGCTTCTATACCTTCATTTGTTGCCATCTCACCGTCATTGCTGTGACCATAATATGCGGCTACTTTTTGTAAATCAGCAGAATTTCTAGCATTGAGATAATCAGTTACTAAATCATGTATTTGATTTCTTTGTTCACGGGGAGGAGGTAATTCTATTTCACCTTCGCTAGCATCGGCAATATGAGCGGCACCAGGACTGTCTAAGAACCATATCTCATCATCCTCATCCCATTCTAATCCCCATTTGTCTATTGTTGCAGTCAATACATAGTTGTTAGTAGTACCTACTACAAACTTGTTACCACCTATATAGCGTGAGCTATTTGGTTGACCATAATCTTTAGGACCTTTAGGGCCAGTAGCACCCGGAGAAAATTCATTTATACCTTGACTGATAGCAGATTTCTTTTCGTCGGCATCTTTTTTCTTTTTTGCGTCATTAGCAAACTCTTTCTCGGTTGCTTTCATAATACCTTTGAAACGTTTATGACCACGTGTGTAATCACCTGCTTTATCGGCGGCAGTAGCATCCTTGCCGGCTGCTATTTTATATAAACCCAACTTTGTATCTAGTTCATCTAGTTGTGATTCAGGCATCAATCCATATTGTTTAACACGTGCATCTAATTCATCACGTTCTTTGTTTAATTTTTGTATGAGTTCTTTATTACCCATTCTGATAGCATTTCTAAGTTTTTCCTGAATAGCATCTGCCAAATCATAGTAATCATTCATTCTCATTCTAGTATTATTATCTTCTTCTATTGCTGTACCACGACCTAATTGTTGTAAGTCACTTGTTAATACATCTTGGGTAACAGTACCCATACCTTTAGAAATTTTAATACGAGAATACTTGCGGTCTTTACTCATAGCAACTACTTGTGATGATTGTCCAAGATACTTAACAGTGTCACCTGTTTGTATGTTCTTCATAGATACATTGCCTAGATTAACTGGCTTATCACCTGCAAAGTTACCTTGATCTCCCCATGGATCATCCAAACCTTCATTTGTACCTGTTGCTAATCTATCATGGTCACTATCACGTTGTGCTTTTTCTGCCGCTGCCTTCATAGCACGACCTTTAGCAAAATCTTTTTCTTGTCTTATTAAACCATACGGATCATACTCATCATCATCTTCTTGTGAACGATAACTAGAACGTGATTTGTTAAATCTTGGTGGATCATCAGCTCCATATTCTCTGGCTGGATCATTGTGCCCATAGAAGGGATTTGATTCGTTTAATATACCTTTTAGAATATTGCTCATATTACGCTTTCTTATTCTTGTTATCTAACATGCCACGCTTGTTAGCGGTAGCCCAAGCAATGTTCTCTGCTTCTTTTTTACTATGACCAAGTTTCTTTTCTGATTGTGCTACATGCTTAACCATACGGTCTACTTTAGCACCTTCTATTACTTCAATATCTTTTGGTGTATGTACTGGACATTGCATAGTACCATGTGTCTTACATACACATTTCAAATTACGTTTGCCTTCTGCCATACCTTGCTGACCACGTTGTGCTTGAAATGCCTGTGCTTTTTCATTACTGCTTTGTTGTGATCCTTTGAACAATAACATTGCCGCAAACAACATTAGTGTTACAGGAATTAATCCTAAGATACTACCGGATGCTACTGCACCACCGACCTCACCTGCTGCCGCATGTGCTAGCACACCATCAATCATTCCCATAGCATTCATCCACATTGTAGATAAAATACTTCCACCACCAACTGCCAAACCACCTAATTGTTTCATCATACCTGATTCAGCGACCGGTACAGACTGACTTGCTGCCAACTGTTCCATTTTTTGTTTAACTTCTTTACCGGATTTACTAGTTTTTAGAATTTGAATCAGTTGTGGCTTGTATTGTTGAGCCATTTGATAATATTTGCCAATGCCAGGGATCTTCTTGACTAATGCCGTAATTGTTTCAACGGCACCTTCATCTAACTGATAGCCTTTCGCCACACCTTGCTCTGGTAATACGCCTTTTGGTCCTAACATTGGTTCTGATTTGATTCGTTGTTTTATACCTTGTTGGTATTTTTGTTTTTCTTTAGGGTCATGCGTTTGTAAAAATTTCTCAAACTCACTTTTTAGTCCAGCCAGTGGTTTTTCTATATCAACTAAATTGTTATGTTTCAAATATGCGTTTCTGGAACCTTCCGCTAGACCTTCCTGATCATACATATCCCTTAGTTGTTTTACATAGAAATTATAAAAACCACGACGGCTATTGTATTCTCTTTCCCCAAGCACAGTCTTTATTGCTCTTACAGGATCCATTTGATAATCTGAACCACGCATTATTTTTAATGCGTCAGTAACAAGTGAATCACCTCTTTGATTGTTTTCTGTTACACCTTGAACTTGTTTACCTTCTAAGTATTCACGTATAGTGTTTAGATAGTCATTAGCTTTGATAATCTTTTCTTGTACCCAACCATCAAGACCCTCATCTTCACTAATATCTTTAATCATTGAATAAACTTGTTGAGCATTCTTTGCGGCACTGAATAAATCACTACGTGCCATTTCAACTTCATGGTCTACACGACTTTGTCCATGTGGGACAAATCCATTTTTACGACTACGACCTTGTCCAGGAACAACAATAACATCATCTTCTTCTAGTTGTGCTTCACTTAGTTCAGCACTTTCATTGATGCTATTGGCATATGGGGCTTTAGTCTTTTTACCCTTGAATAGAGTTCCTACTTTCTTTCCGCCATATATGCTAGGATTTCCTCTACTTTGTGTACCACCTAATGAGGTTTCTACTGTAGCTATTGACCCTGCTGTTGTATTTTCAGTGATTTGTTTGATTTTCATAACGGATTTCCATACTAATAGTGTATTTATCAAAATACCATAATATGGAAACTTATTAGATTTTGCCTGATGGCTTTGCTGTTGGTGGAATACCTGCTCTACTAGTATTCCAATAGAATGCTTTTGCGTTCTTTTTGATACTGTCCGGCTTAACATCTGATGTTAATGCTGTACTAAATTGTGGTTTATTTTTCTCTTTTTCACTAGGAATATAGCCTGATGCTTCCCAGACATTTTGATCAGGGCGATGTTTGCTCCAGAATCCGGCGCCTGAATCTGTTTGTTGACCACTACGGCGTATTTTATATCCTTGACTTTTTACATAGTTATACATAGTAGAGGCAATACCCTGACCACGGTAACGTTCATCTACTTCTAAATCTTGTGGTAACAAATATCCATTTTCTTCTACAAATAATACTTGACCTAACTCTTTACCATTTGCCATAGCTGTCACCATAATCTCATCATTTTCTTTTTCTAAAGAGATTTCTATGCCATCAAACGATTCTTCTGCTACATCTTTCTTTATCCTACTCAATTCGTAGATAACTTTATTGCCATTATCTGCTCTAAATGATTTAAATCCCCAAGACTTGGCATAACGCTGAACTAATTTGTCATATAGATTAGCTCTGCTTTGTGTGTCGTGTCCAGTGTCATCTACTTTATTTGCCGCAAAGATTATTTTATTGGGCGTATACTTTTCAATAAATGTTTGTATAGCATTTAACACAGTGGCAAATACTCGTTGAGAATCACCTTCTCCCGTGACTTCTTGACTATTGTTTCTCCAAAACACAACACTCCATGTTTCCTCTTTTGTATCTTTACTGTATCCCTTCTTGAACATGATACTTAGAAAAGTTCCGTCATCTAATCGTGCTATTGCGTCTACATCACCAAAGTCACCCTTTTCCCATCTGAGTAGTTTATACGGTTTATCAAAACTTTCACTAACATTAGAATACATTCCATTCAGACTTAAATGTTTGCTATGTAACCTATCTCTTAAATCATAAAGTTTTGTAATATATCCACGGCTACGTAATGCTTTATATGCTAGATTTTCAGGGCTAAACTCACCACCTTTATCTAATCCAGCTTGACGATATTGTTTAATCTTCTTCAATATTTTATTGACTTTGCCTATCTTATTAGATTGTAATGTTGTATCAATAATGTCTAATAGTTTTATATATTTTGATTTAGTAGCTGTTTGGTCAAAGTTTGCTCTACGTTTTGCAGGCATACGCAACCATTTATTATCTTTAACACTATATTCACCTAAACTAGTGACAGGTTCTGCCGCATCTTGTATGTATAATTCTACCGGAATTCTATTAATAGTAATATCATGTGAATCATTGTATAAATCTTTTTTAGCTTTGAAGAATTCATGGTAAATATCATCATCTGGCAAATCCTTCATATTGACTAAGATATGTAAATCTAAATCACTATGGTCTGTATAACTGTAGGCTGCGTTAGATCCGGATATAGTGATATCACGTACATCCAAATCATGTATACCCATCTCTTGTAGAAAGTCTTGTGCTATTGTTTTTAGTTGTAGTTCTACTTCAGGCCATAGATGTTGTCCACGAAACAGTTTAGGATTGAGGTTATCGTGAAATGTCACTGCATCTGACATTTTGAATGAATGTAATTCTTTTAAGTCCATAGAGTATTTATCTAAAAAGAATAAAGCCCCTTTCGGGGCTTTATTATGCAGGGGTTATTTTCTTTATTTCGTTACCGTCTTTATCGGTGAACTTAATTCCAAATTTTTCTTGCTGTTCTTGTATAAACATAGGTCCAATTGTTTTCATTAAGTGTTCTTGATTTTCCTGACAGAATACATATGATCCAGAGTGACGTAGCAACACACGTTTGTCCATCCAAATCTTACCACCAATATCACGCCAGTTTTCACAGAATGTCCAGTCTTCGCTGTAGTAACGATTTTGACGAACTGCTGTATCAAAGTAGGTCTTTAAGTGTTGGTCATACTTTGGATCTAATCCAATGTCGTTTTTATATTGCTTAACCGCCGGATGAGATTTTAATTTCTCAAATACATGTTTCTTCATTAATAAGAAACCTGTACCTGCTTTAGATACTTCTTGTAATCCATCTGGTCCTTCTTCAGCACCTTCAAAGCCATTAACAACCCATTTGATTGGCATTGTCTTCATTGGGTACAAACCACCAATAACATCAACGTCACGGTTCAATAGAACTAGTAGATGCCATGGCTCCCAGCCAATGTCAGCGTCAACAAAGAATAAATGTGTTGCGTCTGGCATATCTAGGAACTTAGCAGTTAGTGTATTACGGGCACGACTGATAAGACTTTCGTTAACCATTGTTTCTAATGTCCAATCAATACCAAGTTGACGAGCTGTATTAGCCCACTTGATAAAAGACATAAATGTTGATTCTGTTAGCATACCACCATAACATGGCATAGCGATATGTACTTTAGTAGTTTTTAGGTAGTCTACGTTAACCTGAACTTGACCGGCTGCAGGAGCCTGTTGTGCTTGTTCTTTCGCAGCCTGTTCAGCAATTTCTTGTACTTTTTCTACAGGAACTGTTTTTTCTGACTTGTTTGCTTTAGTTGTTTTTACAGCAGTTGCTGTTGATTCGGTTGTTTTCTTTGTTGCCATTTGATCCTCTTGTTAAGATAGTATTATTTACATCAAAACAAGGGGGTCAAATTATTTTTCTTCTAAATAATCCACACTTTCGGTAACCTTAACTGGATCTTCTTCTGCGTTTCTAAACTCAAAACGACCCTGTTGTAGATTGTATTTTTTAATAGCTACTTCTAAATATCTATCAATTAAATTATATGGTACTTTACGATTAACTAGAATAGGAGTTCTTCTAGGTCCATCTAAGAAGTATACATCTACATATTGCGGGTGAAAGACTCTGGCTGTTTTTTCTGCTTCCGCCAAACCTTGCTTTACTGTTTTATAGGCACTCTGTAGTACGAACATATATTCTTTATCTGTTATATCTGGTAGTATACCTTCAACTGCTACACTAAAAAAGTCATCACCTGCTATCATATTCATAGCATGTATCATACCCAATTCATCAACATTTTTTTGCTTTGCTACTTGTATAGCAATTTCTAATAGTTTTCTTATTCTACGATTTCTATCATTCTCGCCACCCCCACCGCTACTTGGCGGAACAAATTCATTTAATAATCCTTCTGCTAAATCTGATTTATTAGTTAATGGATTGCTCATACCTTTATCCATAAGTTTAACTACATTGACAGCTAATCTAGGATTCTCCTGAGTTGCAGGATACATGTTCATAACCAATTCTTTTTTAAGTTCTGTTGCTTTAGATTTTTGTTCGGGAGTTGATTTTGGATCTAATAAAACTTTAGTAAATCTATCCCATAATGCACGGAACTCACTTCCACTCTTAATACCAGGACCAAACGGTACAGTTGGTAAATATGCGATATATCTATTACGACTCATAGGTTGAAGATTTTTTTCATTACCGGCATAATACTTTAATGTATCACTTACCGGTAGTCCTTTTCTTTTACCTCTTTTAGCAAGAGGTAATTTTCCCGTAGCAGGATCAACTTCTGCTGGGAACGGACCTTCAGGGTCGGAACCATTTTTAGAATTTTTCTCACTCTTTACAAAAATTAATATTGTATCATCGGGATCATATCTACTAGTTATTTCTTCTGAACTAAAAGGACTGGTAACTTGAACAAAATGTCCGGCTGGTACGCCTGCAACTCTTGCTAGTTTTTCTTTAATTGCGAAGGGGAAGGATCTTTCACTAGTGTCATTGCTAGCGGTTACATATACATCAGCGCCGGGAAATGCCTTTACCGCGTCTTGATATAACGATGCGTGTCCGGCATGAAATGGATGAAAGCCTCCTGGCATAATAACTAAAGTTTTCATATCAATAACTTAACTTTACAAAATTAACTACACCACCTTCAAAATCTACAACCTTTGCTCTCATATATACAAAATTACCATCTATATTTGTATATACTGATGCGTTACTTGCGATTTGTGGGGCAGAGTTAGCTGCCGCATTTGCATTAGCTGTTAATTCATATACTTTGAACCAATCAGTACTGCTAGGAGTTGTAGCTAAACTAGCTTCTATTGTAATATTACCTGTACAATTTGTCAAGTTAATATTAACAGTTTGTAATGAACGAGGTGCAATAATGTATGATGCCCCGGGTTGGCTATTTCCCGTTACGGTATAGGGGGCACCATTTCCTGGATTAACATATGATGTTTGTGGCAATAAGATGAGAGTAGTTGTTTGGCTCATTATGCTTTTACAACCTCAACTACTACTGAATCGCCAATTAATTCTTGGGCAACTTGTTCTAAAGCCGCTTGTATTTCAGGACTAGTGATACTAGTGCCTGAATCAGTGTCTTTTACTATCTTACTAAAAGTGATTACGATTGATTCTGTTACAATCTTTGCCATGGTAAATACTCCATTTTATTAGAGTATTTATCACTTTTACGCAGTACCTGTAATTGCTTTTAATAACGCCCTTGCCACAACACGATCCTTCTCTTTTTCTTCTTCTGGAAGTTGACTATAGGGTTGCTGTGCTAATTTAGCTCTTTTAGCCTTCTTTTCGTCAGGCGTGGGACTATCTAATTGTAATTGATTGTTGTAATCTGCCATCGCAGTAATATTCCATCCGTCATGTATAGCATCACTAATCTTTTCAATATCAGTTTCACCGGCGTCAATCAATCTTTTGGCGGCTTTTGCACTCTCAATATTAGCCAACCATCCAAAGCTTGCACCGGGTTGACTACGACCATAATGATAAGCATCATCTAATGCTTTATCGCTAATATGTGCTAGTTGCTCTACACTTTGTGCGGATTCAACTACATTTATGAATTTTCTAATTGGTTCCATAATTTTCTATTCTCTTTTCTAATTTATAGCGTTTTCCTAGATATTCCCCGTGCATCAATGCTAGATAGCTTAATAGGGTTTCTTCATCATAGTCAATGAAGTGATTACTATTGGTGTAACGATATCTCCAACTCCAAGAAGGGGCATTATTATTATATCCCTGTAGCCAGTATTTTAATGACGGACTAGGATGTAAGTCTGTTGAACGTTTTAATAAATCATCTAATTGTGTGACAAATGTATTTTGAATCATTTTAGATTTCAAATAAACCCTATACTTATGTTTAGGGTCATTGACAAATGACTTTACTCCTACAAAATTATTTGTTTGAGCTTCTGTATAATCATAAAAGATACCAACTTTAATACTTTCACTTGTTTTTAATAAGGCTAAATCATTACTAAAGATTGATATTCTACTACTCTCAATACGAACTAACCCAGTATTGTTTTCTTTAAGCATATTACGAAAATCTATAAACTTTCCAAGAGCCTCTAGATTTTCTGTAACTACTGGTCTATCCAAATCTTTTATCTTTTTCCAACCAGTTAAGATATTATATCGTTTCATCAACCCATCAAAGTTTTTTTCATACATAGCATATCTAACACCCTCTATAGAGAATCTTACACGATATTTGTATTTACCGTAGTAATCACTATCCCGATAATCATAGAAATCAATGCCCGGGGTATCAGTTGCTAATTTCAATAATCCCATCTTCTCCTACTTTCGCTATTGATTTCTGTACTACATTGAACTCAATCTTATCATCCACTAGTACACATGTTACTGTAGCATTTTTAATACGCTCAAATAGTACTTTCTTGCTCAATGGTACACGAATCAATTCGTCAATCTTACGGCTTAATGGACGAGCACCCATTTTCTTATCATAGCCCTTCTCACCCAAATAATCAACTACTGGCTCACTTAGATTCAAACTAATATTGTGCTTATCAAATAATGATTTCTTCAATTCTTCCGTAAACTTAACAACAATTTTCTTAATTGCTAAGAAATCAAGTTTACCAAATTTACAAATCAAATCAACACGATTTCTAAATTCTGGTTTGAAGAACTCTTTAATTGCTTTGTCATCCTCACCTGTCTTTTCTTGACTACCAAATCCAATATTGTTTTTCTCACTATCACTACTACCCAAGTTACTTGTCATAATAATAATAGTATTCTTACAGTTAACTTCTTTGCCGTTACTACCAGTAATACGACCTTCATCTAACATCTGTAAGAAGATATTAAAGATATCAGGGTGAGCCTTTTCAACTTCGTCAAATAGTAAGATACTATGTGGATTCTTGCTTAAGTCATTGATTAGACGACCACCACCTACTTGACTATCACCAAATCCAACATAGCCAGGGGGAGGACCAATCAAACTTGATACTGAGTGTTTTTCACTATATTCACTCATATCATATTTGAGTAATGTCATATCAAGGTTTTTACTTAACAACTTAGCTAATTCTGTTTTACCTGTACCAGTTGGGCCTAAGAAGATGAAACTTGCTGTAGGTTTATGTTCATTACCAATGCCAGCAAAGCTAACATAGATACGTTCTAACACTTGTTCAACTGTTTCATCTTGTCCGTATAGTTTACCTTTGATATTAACTTCAAGGCTATTGATACGGTCGTAGTTATCACCATTAAGTTTATCAGCAGGAACACCGGTGAATCGTTCAACTTGTTCATGGATCAAGTCTTTAGTAATGATTGCACCTTTATTACCCGCAACACGTTGTTTAGCGCATGCCGCATCTAATAAGTCAATACTTTTGTCTGGATTCTTACGGTCGTGAATGTAACGTACTGATGCGTCAACTGCCGCAGTTACTGCTTCATCACTAATTTCAACTTCATGGAAGTCATTCAACCTTGAACTTAATCCTTTAAGAATACGAATTGTACTATCATGTGAAGGTTCATCAATTGATACACGATAGAATCTACGCATTAAAGCACGATCCTTCTCAAATGAATCGTAGTATTCTTCCCACGTGGTGCTAGCAATAACTTTAAGTGTACCTTTAGTAATTGCAGGTTTAATCATATTAGCAAAATCAATACTTCCGCTAGTAGATGAACCACTACCTTTCATAGTATGTGCTTCGTCAATAAACAATACTGATTTTTTCTTAGTGTTTAGTGCATCAAGGACAGCTTTAACTTTTTCTTCAAAGTCACCACGATATTTAGATCCAGCAAGTAAGGCACCAATCTCAAGTGAATATAGTTCATGTCCGTGTAAGAATTCAGGTACTGTTTTATCAGCAATCATTTGTGCAAGCCCTTCAGCAATAGCTGTTTTACCCACACCCGGATCACCCACCATCAATACATTTGATTTGAATCGTTTAGCCAATACATTAACAATATCGTCTAGTTCAGTACTACGACCAATCAATGGTTCAAGTTTACCTTGTCGTGCAAGATTAGTTAAGTTAGTAGTATATTCTTCAAGAATCTCATCTGCTTGACCTTCAGAAAGTTTACTAGTGAATTCTGAACCTTTATATGTTTTTTGCCAATGTGCGACAAAATCATTCTTATTAATCCCATATTTCAATAAGAAATAGTGAGCATGACTATTACCCTCACTAGCGATAGAGAGATATAAGTCAATAGTAGTTACTTGTCTACGTCCAGTGAACAGTACCTGAGTAACAGAACGATTCATTACACGTTCTAAACTGTTAGTTTTACGTGGTTGAACTTCTTGGTTAGGGTCTATCTTTGCTACAATAGCATGTAAGCTATCAACGTATGAAGTAACCTCTTGAATCATAGTTGAGGTTTCACATCCAAAACTATCTAAACATTTTTTAAATGGTGTATGTGTTATTAATGATAATAACAAATGTTCAATTGTACAATATTGATGTTTACGTTGTTTAGACAACTCAATAGCCTGTTCAATGATGGCTTCGATTTCGGGTGAATTATTCACATCCAGTTCCTTTTAAAATAATATTTACTGTGATTTAGATTGCAATATGCTATCAGTTATACGACTGTCTATATTATCAGGTATAAAGGGTTTTAGCAAGATGATTTGGTTACCACACGCATTGGTACCTTGTATTGGCATTCCGTGCCCACCTAAATTCAAATTCATAAATGGTTGAGTTTTTGGTGGAACAGTTACCTCTATAGATTTACCATTAATAGTAGTAAATTGAAATGTAGTACCCACAATCAAATCCAACACAGATATAGAATAATTGCTATGTAAGTCATTCATTCTTCTTTCATATTGTAAATGAGGATGTATCCTATATTCTACAATTAAATCAGATGAATCAACAACCTTTTCATATCGTACTTGTCCACCATCAGGAACTCCTTTTGGAATGTTTACCTTAACCATATGTAATCCAGTTGGAGTTTGTAATTTTAATACTTCTTCACCTCCGTTGTATGCTTGTTCTAACGTAATCCAGTATGAAGTTCTATATATATTTTGTTGTGGATGCTGATGATGTTGTCTAAACATTTGTCCAAACAATTCATCCATATTGAATCCATTCATATTGAAGTGAAATCCTCCACCCGAGAATCCTTGAAACGGATTGCCTTGTGGCATTGGATTATCATATTGTTGTCGTTGTTGTGGATCACTAAGAATGCGATATGCTTCTTCAATCTTTTGAAATGTAGAAGTATCACCACCTTTATCAGGATGATGTTTACCAGCTAATTTTCTATATGCTTTTTTTATGTCGTCGGCATTAGCAGTTTTACCAACGCCTAAAGTTGAGTAATGGTCTATCATAATATTAAGTATAACACAATTTGTGTGTTAAGTCAATATTTATTATGATTTACCTTCAATTTTTTCTTTTGTTCGCCCATAAGCAGCAATACCAAGAACTGCGCCCATAGCGATGTGATAAAGACCGGCACCCTGCAATGTTAATGGTTGCCATTGCATAGTGACACTACCTTTACTTAATGCTTGTAGTAGTGACCATAGTATTGGAAATATAACAAAGTCCATTGTACAAGTTAGCATATAGATCCAACCCATAACTGGACGCCATTTTTTATTAATCCAATCTGTATTATCGTTAGCTACTAATACATCTGCCCCGCTTGCGGCATTTGTTGGAGCGGCTCCAGTGAGTACTGGTTGATTAGTGTTTGATTGATTGATGTTTTGTGTACTACCAAATCCTGAACTTGATTGTTGATTGAAGTTTGGACTTGAGAACGATCCTGATGAACCAAAATTACCGGGTGAGCCGAAACCTCCTGACGAAGGTGAGCCAAATGCTGAACTCCCGCTAAATGATGTGTTTGTACCATAACTACTACCTTGTGGAAATTGTTGTATTGTAGGATCGGCCGCTAACATTTCGTGATGCTCATCATCTAATGCCATTGGTTGTTCAAAACTTGCCTTTTTAGGTAATATTGTTGCCATTATAAACCTGCCATAGATTTAAATGCTTTTATCTCAGCATCTTGTTTGTCAGCATGAATTACTTTGACTTCTAGGCCAGCACGTTCACGCATTTCATTAATTTCTTCTTCTTCAACTTCAACTTCTTCACGATAATCATGAGGGCTAATAGTAATTACTTGTTTCAATACTTCTTCTTCCGGAGAGTATTCTTCTTCATCAACAACAATTGTCCAATCTTTAACTGGTATATCAGTCAAAGTTTCTAAATCATCTAGTAATTCTATGATACGTTTAGGTACACTACTTCTACGATTCATTTCAACAAATACTAAGTATTGCCCGGGCTTTACTTCCCCTTCACTTACTTGAGCATCTAATACAAAATCATATCCACGTTCAAACCAATCAACTAAATCATTGCCGGCTGCTTCGCTTTTAATAGTAAAAGCTAATGTTACAATCTCACTATCAGTGCCCATATGTGCGGCATATTCATCTACTGTTACAGTGGGAATCATTTGATCTTCTAGATCATGATAGTCTAAACCTTCATTTAATATAGTTTTATTAGTCATATTACATTGCCGGTAATGGAGGAGGCATCCCTAATCCAGGAGCTGCAGTACCGGTTTGATTCATCATATCATCCCGTTGATCGTCTGCTTCATTGGTATCTTCTTCATCTAAATCGTTATCATAAGCATCATCTAATTCATTCAAGTCAATATTTTGACCTGCTAAATCAATTGATCCTTCACGTATATCGTTCATCAATTCTTTAGGCATTTCTATATAAACTAGCCACACTTCACGCATAGCAGTCTTTGGATATCTTGTACCAGGAATGTAATCCTCTGGATTTTCAACAGCAACAGGTACTTTAAGTTTAGTCTTTTTGAACTTGATTTTACATCCTACACCGGCTAAACGTTTAGCCCCACGTGGATCGGGCATTAGTTTGTAAGGGAACATGAATATACATGCTACTGTGTAGCGTTTAACGTCAGGACCTTGGACTAATTCACCTAATTCCCAGTTTTTAAATGCGTATAAATCGGCTTCATCTAGTACTCGCTCGTAGTCTAGTAATACAGCCATTGATCCGTCGCTGGTAAATATACCTTTTACTGTGTCAATTATGCTTACATAATCAACGTTGTCAAAAAATTTGTCTGCGGTTTTCATATAAAGTATTTATCTTTTATAGATTGAATATATGAAATTAGCCTAATTCATACCGTAGCCTAATATTTATCATTAATAGCTACACAATAAGTATGCTACTATGTCTCTATGTATTGACTTTAAATAAACTTGAGTGTTATGAGAACTCACGCTCTACAAAGGAGAATTAACTTGAGCAAACGAAAAACTAGCGCATTACGTACACAAGACACACGGTTTTCACACAGCAAAAAACAAGATAATCATACTTTCTACACACATGAATCAAAAACTATAGATTTCGCACAAGTACAGAGGGAAATGCGGGTAAATAAAAAACCCGTTCAACTTATCCCTAAGTCGGTTAACCAAGAAAATTATATCCTCGCACTACTGGATGAGCAGACAGATATTGTCGTAGTCACAGGTCCTGCGGGTACTGGTAAAACTTACTTAGCTATGCTTGCTGCCATAAAAGCTATGCGTAATGGTGAATGTGAAAGAATCATATTATCTAGGCCAGCAATAGGTGTTGATGACGAGAAACACGGTTTCTTACCAGGAGATATCAATCAAAAGATGGAACCTTGGACTAGGCCGTTGTTAGACGTTCTGCGTGAATACTACACCACAAAAGAAATAGCCCACATGCTAGAAGAACAGATAGTGGAAATTGCACCTCTAGCATTTTGTCGAGGACGAAATTTCAAACATAGTTGGGTAGTATTAGACGAGGCACAAAACGCAACCCCGGGTCAACTCAAAATGATTATGACCAGAATCGGCGTCGGTAGTAAGATTGTAATTACTGGCGATATTGAACAAGCCGATCGTAAAACAGCCGACAATGGGCTATTAGATTTACAAAATCGATTGAGGAAGGGGGTGATTCCGGGATTGCAATTATGTAAGTTTGAACTAAAAGATGTTCAACGTCATCGCATAATTGAACATGTGCTTAACTTATACAGTTAACAAAATGGGGCTTAGGCCCCATTTGTTTTTTCAGTAATACTTGCTTCTTTTTCAAGTTGTGAAATTAGATTAGGATAAATTCGTAAATAATATTCATGCATCTTATCCCACTCTCTATCTAATACTTTACCTTCAATTACACATTTATCTACTTTTTTCTTAGCATAATCTAATATAACATTACAGGTCTGTAAGTCACTTGGCTTAACCTTTTTAGATACAGCAACTTGTTCATCAATTTGCCCGCCGGGCTTTCTCATAAATGTAATCAATAAATATCTCATAAATCACCTGTCAATTCTACTAATGTTGCTGCCAGTGATATTTCAGGAATTCCTACCATACTTAGATTAGCTAAACCATTTCTAATAACAATAATACTAGCATCACGTTTTTCATTAGACTTACCCCATAAATCTAAATTCTGATACATCCATGCATACGTATCTTCAATGCGTGTAGGATACAATGCAATATATTGTAATAACTGTTGTCTACCTTCAAGGATCTTCCCTGCTTTAAACAAAGTAGTTGCCTCTACCAATAACTCATCTTCGCCACTACTTTGAGTTTGTGATGACAATAGTTTTCCTGTACTACTGTTAACTTGTAGTTGATTCAAACATTTACGCAAGTCTGGATATGTGGCACGAACATAACTATCCAAATCATCTAATTCAAACTCAACGTTTTCACTTACTAACACAGTTGCCGCTCTCGCAGTGAACTCTGTTTTATCTGTTTTTGTAATGTGAAACTCATGGCATCGTGATTTCAATGCTGGGATAATTCTATGCTGATAGTTACAGGTTAGAATAAATCGTGCTGTCATATGATATGCTTCCATATCGTTACGCAATGCCGCTTGGCCAGCTGGTGTCAAATAATCTGCTTCATCTAGTAATACAACTTTGAAGTTACCGAAAGGCATTGTTTGTACAAAGTTAACAATTTTGTTACGTACAACATCTACGCTATTCTCACGTGAAGCATTGATCTCCAATACATCATATTCACTAACACCAAGTTCATGTATCAATACTTTAGCAAGAGTTGTCTTACCTGTACCCGGATCACCTGATAGTAAAAGATGAGGAATACTACCCTCTTTAATCCAACCCTCTACTTGATTTTTTTGTCTTTCGTTTACAAACACATAATCTGCTACTGTTTGCGGACGATACTTTTCTACCCAAAGGCTATTTTTCATTTTCTTAACATTTCTAATGTGATGATGTGTGCGATACCCTGACCCATATCCTGATCAGAAGGAATAATATGTAGATTGTGATTAGGTCTATCTGTCTTTTCGTCATAAGATGAGTATTCTAAAACATAACCTCCACTAGCTTGATGAATAGTAAAACTCATTCCTCTACTATCAAAGCTTGACCCTCTAACGAGAACACCTCTTCTGGTATGTGGTTTTGATTCCACTAACTCACTATCTTGTGGATATTGTGGATACAAAAAGTTTTGTAATTTTTGTCTAAACCAATTTATCATTAAAATACCTTATCACTCATTGTTTCATCTTCCATCGGCTCATCCGATACTAATAGTATATCACCGGGATCAACTTTACGCAATGTTTGTTTACCCGAAGGTGTCTCAACAGTAATACCCCTTGTCCAACGACCGTGACTAACTAGAACCCATTTACCGATCTCTAGTTGAGGATCATCCTGTTCTGGACCCAAACCATAAATCTTTGCCCAACGAGGACGAATACCTGAACTTTTCTTATCATCATCTAGTAGAATTATACCTCCGGTACTAATACGTTCATCAAAATGCATCTCAGATACAATGACATGATCTCTAAAGAATGTCAGTTTATCTGCTTTGGTGTGACTAAATGCCGGTTTACTGTATTGGTTCATTTCTTTTTAAGTTCCTGTGCTTTAATGTGTTCCACTTCTAAATCATCTATGTAAGATTCTTCAATCTCACGTTCTATTTCAGTTAATTCACTAAAATCAATTTTTGGTTTAGCTGGGGCCGATGGCTTTGTGGTAGGTCTTACTGGTTGAGCAGAACGATTACCCACAGTTCTGTTATATGAATCATTTGCTTTAACTGTCGCAGATTTTATAATACGACCTTGAGCATCAATGGTATCACCCCGTGCATTAACCTTCATGTTCCCTACTGCTCTAGTTTTTTCATTCTTTGCAGCTAGTGCCGACATATCAACAACTTTACCCATTGCTGTTTTATAATTAGCCATAATATTCTCCTTATTTTAAAAACTCATCTATTGATAAGTCATAGTACAAACTATTTATTCTATGTATTCCTATTAAAAACAATACAAAACTTGCCACTGAACTTCCACGCCCTACACCCCATACAACATTATTTTTACGCATAGTATCTACTAAGTATTTTAAATACTGTAATAATACAAACATATTACGTTCTTGAAACTTAATTAATTCATCTCCGGCACGTTGTAACTCAGCTTCATTTTTGCATTGATCTAATACCCATTTAGCAATATCAAACTCATAATATTCTTTGGGCATATGCCATTTTGATTGATTTTGTTTATCAAATTCTTCTATGGAAAGATTTAAATTGTCATATTGTTTTAGATTGGGTAAATTCTCTAATGAGAGAAATCCATTAAATTCAATTGGGTTATCTATAAGTGCGTTAGTGATAGTACGTGTAGGATCTTGTAGAAACAATTCGCACAAATCGTGCTGATTGTAAATTAATTGACCATACTTATCTGTTTTCATTTGTATATTATAACATAACTGTTACTAAAATACAATATATTTGGTTAATTATTTTTCGTGTTCGGTTGTAAAAACAATTTCACAATTAGCAATTTGGTCTTTTTCTTTCCAAACCAAATTATATTCTGCCCAATCTGTTGAGGGTGTTTTGAACAGTTTAACAATTTTGTCTTTTTTTACTGATTTTTTAATAGGGTCGGCTATTGATGTACCACTATCTGACCACCATCCGGGCAACTCTAACGGACCACGTGGGCTTTCAATATCACATATGAATCTAACATCATCACTTATACGTGAACCTAATGTCATATCAGTGATAACTAGTCTACCCTCAGTAATACTGTTGAGCTTCGTTAGTAATAACAATGTTATAATTTGGTCATATGGTTCTTCGGGGACGGTACAGACTTTGAATCCACATGTACTATATTTTTCAATAACTTTATGTTCATTGTCTTGTACAAAAATACCATTTTCTAAACACTCATTTAGGAAGTATTTTATTCGTTCCATTGCGACATTTTGTTCTCTAATAGATTCTGTTTCTACTTCCATATACAATGTTATTGTATACAGGTTCATTAAAAATTCTTCTTTGAAATAAACGCCTGCTTGAAATGAAAATTCTCGTTCTATTCGTGTAGTCAATTTTAGCTTTCTTTTTGAATGTTGATTTGTGTACGATCACCTTGCTTTTTAAGCAATTCATCCATTTTACGACCATATTCTGCTTTGTAACTTTCCATAACCATATTAAGTTGATGAATCATAGCACTATTTTGCATACGATATGCAAAGTTAAGCTTTTTGGTTAGTTCCGTAATGGAACCCTGTAGTTCTTCTAATGTTTTGTCTGAAAGAGATGAAATGAATGGATGTTCCATTCAAATATTTATTACCAAGAAGTTAGTGCGATTCTTTTCCAAATGTCCGAACCTACGTATGCTGTAGCAACACATGTACCGGACGCAGTTGTTAATGTAAGTGCGGTATCTGCTACACCGTTTGTTCTGGATTGACTGATAGTAATATTACCACCGGTGCCAACTGCTTTGATATAATATACAGTGTTTGCTGTTATACCACCAAATGTTGTTCCAGTGAATACAATAGGACTATTGTTAGCTAATGATGTTGTATTATTTAATGTAACATTACCAGTACTGTTGGTTGCTGTCGCTGATTTAACATATTCAGTAGAGTTATAATCATCTGTACACACATATAGATATGATACTGGGTTAGCATACATTGGAATTGTTGGACTAGCATTTCCTGCTAAGTTAACATTTGCCCCGCCCAAAGTTGTTGAAACAGTAAAATATGTGTTAGCAGAAACATTTCGTACATAATAAGTTGTTCCAACTGTAATATTAGCTTCCATAGTAACACCGGTG